GGTGATAGTTTTACTGAGGGAGAAGGTTTAAAAGATAAATTACAATCTTATCCTAATCTTGTAAGTAAAAAGTTAAAAAGTAGTTTAATAAATTTAGCACAAAGCGGTGCTTCTGAATATCTTATTACAACACAAGTTGAAGAAGCTGTCAAGAAGAAACCTGATTTGATACTAATCGGTCATACAAGTGAGTATAGGTGGCAGGTTTGGGACTTTAGAAATAATATAAGACAAGGTTTTCTAGTAGCAAATCATATTCTTCAAAATGAAAAGTATTATAGAAACTGGTCATTCTCTGAACAACTGTTAGATAACAGAAGAAAAAAGACAAACGAACACCAAGCAGCGTGGCACGCAGCTGGAATGTTATACTTTTCAGAACAAGAAGAAGTTCAAAAAATATGGTCTGCCTTTGTAGCTAAACAAATACTAGTGTGTAAATTAGCTAATATTCCTGTTGTTCATCATTGTTGTTTTCCACATTTGCAACCACAATTAAAAGAATTAACAGATGACTATGTTGAATTTCATCTTGATTTAGAAAAGTATAAAGATCTTGCACCAGATAATTCTCATGCAGGTTTTAAAAGTCATTTAAAATTGGCTGAGTTGCTTATCAATAAGATTAGCTAGTTCTTTATGTGCTGTACGATTAGGATGTGCTCCATCAGGATAAAAAATTTCTGGGTGCTTTTTCCAAAACTTAATCTTTCTTTCAGCACTATCTAGTAAAAATTTACCACCCCACTTATCCTTATCTAGCATATCTTTGATGTACTTAATATCCCCAAAATACTCTGTATCTTGGAACTCAGGATAGAAATATTCTGTAATGCTGGGGAGTTTATAAAAACATTCAAAACTAGATCGTATTTTTTCAATACCACCTAATAGAATAAGCTTGTCTTTTATTTGTTGAAGACCTATATAAGTAGAGTCATTCATCCAAGTAATTTTAGTAAGGATGTTCTCTTCTTCAAACCATGTAGAGTGTTGATCTAAATCTAAATAACTAAAGGATCTCGTAGCACAAGTTTTAACATAAACAATATAGTCTATGTCAGCTAAATCGTGTCTTTCAAATATGTGATGGAGTATTAGTGTGTCGCCATGACCAGGCCAAGGGTAATGAATTACATGGTACTTGCCCATATTAGACAAATATTCAGAGATTGAATGCTCTCTGGCATGGTAATTAATATCATAACCCTTGATTGAGGTATCCCATTCACCAGCAGACCAGGAGTCGCCAGTGACTAGTATTTTAGGAACACGCATCCACGTATTCTTTAATCTCTGCCCACTTTTCTTCTTCTTCATCAAGATTTTGTTTGCGAACAATTGATGCAATCTTAGTGATGGTAGCTACAGGAATTCCATATTCATTCTTAATATCTTTTTTAAGTTCAGCCATTGATTCTCTAAGTGACTCTGCTTGAACCATTAAATCTACAATACGTGAGATTTCCCGTCTTAATTCTTGCTTAAGTGCTTGTTCCATTATTTCCCTCTATTACTTTAAATGTTGATCTAACTTTGGTTGGTATTTTTCTTATTTGGTGTTTTTCTTGTAAGTGTTCTAAAACTTCAGCGAACAACTTATAAGAAAGGTCAGCGCTATCAATAATATCATCATTAGCAACATTCTCAATTACAATCTTTTGATTAATCATATTGAGTGCGTTAACAATATTAGCTGACCCAATCATTCGAGTACCCTCGAAATCTCCTTCAGTGCGTGGTAAAACTAATTCATAAGTATCGTTTTCCCAAACTTCACCTTCTTCTTCATCAAATACTTCAATGGGCATACCTTTGAGAATATTCCATACAAGTTTATTAGCATCTGTAGTACGCATAGGCTAGCTCCCTCCGGTCGCTTTTAGACACACGCTTCGCGTGAATTTATGATGCGATCCAGTCGTCACGATGTGCTTCAGCATAGAACCAAGCAAGTGCAATCTGCACGGACCGAGACGCAGTTGTAGCGTCCATAGCGTCAACAAACTCACGTTTGAAGCGTAGCCAAGGATTGTTTGAAGTTTTGACAGGCTTGATTGTAGGCATGGTAGATGAGTTCCAGTGTTCACAACGCTTTGCATAAGCTGGCTGTGCGTTAAGCTGTTGCGTTGTCTCTCCGAGACCAGGCTTCAGCAAAGTATATAACTCTTTGAACGCTTCGCGTTTTTCTGTTTCACTAATGTCAGCAATCGAAATGCGTCGTGCATTACGTACTAAGTCTCTATAAGCGTTCTTCGATACGAGTTTAAAATACATTTTAATATCCTTATTTTTAGCATGAATTTAGGGTAAGTGCAAGTATAAATTTATTGATTGACTATATATCAAAAAGCGGTTCTAACATCTTTGGTGGGCGTGAAATTTTACCGTCCATCCAAAAATCACGCTCATTATACCAACGATGAGAACGATTTGTCTTCCAAAGATAATTGATACGACTAACTGCCGCATCATACTCTTCATGATATGGTGCTCTAACAATATCTAATCGCTGTTGTGCGTCATTCATCCACTCATGAGTTTTCCAAGGCGCCCATCGTGCAATGTTTTCTGCTTCACGAATTGTACGCATTACGCTCCAGTTTGAATATCCTGTATTCATTCCAAACTGTTGTGGTTTAGCTTTAACCATTTACTACTCCTATTTGATTTAGATGATTATAGTGATCAACAATGTCTACAATATAACGGGCTGCAAAAAACTCACCGTGTGTGTCGATGAGATTAGAATACTCGTCCATAATATCAGGTGCATGTTGAGAGAGAAAGGCACGTGCCTCGAAAAGATTTGGTCGTTTATGCATAAAGTGTTTTCCTTAATTGTTATATAGAATAATAACTGATAATTAAGCTGTAAGCAACTAAAATCAGTCTTGAGTAAGTTTTTTGTTGCCAATCAAATTAACTTTTTGTATAGTGTAAGAATGTATATAGATGAAAAACAACTTAAATTTGAGATTAAAGAAGTACACTCACAGATTCATGAACTTGCTAGTGATCTTGGTGGAGACATACGTTATCTACATCAAGAAATATCTGAGCTTCGCGAAACTATAGAGATACTTCAACAAGAAATAAAAATGATGAAGGACTTAATCAATGGCCCATAAACTTATCGGGTTTGCTCATTCTGCAAACTCAATAAATACACAATACATCAAAGATCAGCTTTCGGCAATTGCTAATGAGATTGATGGACTAGAAACAGAGTTCGCTGATGAAAGTGATTCTAGACTCCGTAGATGGTGTAAAAAACCTGATCGTTTACCTTGTTTAATGTTGTTAAAGAATGATGCCCATAAAATACATAAGAACGCAAAGTTAAGCTTTGAAGCCGCACTAGATTGGACAAAGGCACACATTGGCTAATGCCAAAAGCAATCTCCTGTATACCTCATAAAAATCGCATGGATGCTCACAAAGTTGAGTATTTAAAAGCTATTGCAGAGGCAATGGATTACCCTTTTCAATCAGAAGACGGACGTGACCCTTCTCCCGCACATCAACAATTAGAAGAAACTTGTAAAAAGCATACTGAAATACCTTATTGGCAGTTTACTAATTGTTGTACAGATTCCCTACAAATAGCCTTTTCTTTATATACTAAAACTGGAGACACGGTGATAGTACCTGCATATGGCTGGCGTGCAGTAACTAATGCTCCACAGTTTTTAAAGTTAAAAGTAGAATATTGTGATATTGATGATACAGGTAATATTGATATCAAAGACATGATTGATAAGATAGAAGTATTTAAGCCCACAGCTATTCTAGTAGTACATAATTTTGGAACACTAGTAGATGTTTCACAGTTGACGGACATATGTGCTAAGTATAACGTAGCAATCATTGAAGATGCAGCTCCATCATTTACGATGGGAGAACCTTACAAATACAAACTAGGAACTTACTCTGATGCAGTGTGTTTTTCTTTTGATTTTACTAAGTCACCTGGATGTTTAGGAGCAGGAGGTGCTATTGCTACCTATAATATAAGAGACTATAAAAGAATTAAATCAATCTGCTCACATACAACGAATGAATTAGGTGTGGGTACAAAGTCATATCTTGATACAATATCAGCAGCAGTACTAAACAAAGATATAGAATTAATTGAGAAAATGCAGTATAGACCGCGTAAAGTCGAAGTTGCTACTTACTATATAAACAATCTTCCGTATAAAACTCTAAGCGGAGAAAATTACATTTATCATAGATTTATAATTTTACCTGAAAGACATGAAAAACAAAAGGTATTAGAAGCATTGAATTCACAAAAAATACTAGCTAAATCTGTGTTTAAACCTAATACAAACGCTTGTCGGAGGGCACATGACTTCTATCATAGAGCAGTAGAGCTCCCTTGTCATCAGTTTATTGATATAGAAGACTTAAATTCAAGGATTAAAAAAATAATATGAGAATCTTAATAACAGGCGGATTAGGTTTTATCGGGTCTCATCTAGTAAACATGCTAGGTGATGAACATGATATAGATATTGTAGACGGATTTTCCCAAGATTATGAAGGGTACAAATACATTCATAGAGGAAATAAAGGTTTAGATGAATGTAATGAAATTGAAAAGAAACATAGAGGATTAAATTTAAAGTATAGACTTGAGTTAATAAATAATAAGTATATGAGTTATTATAGATATCATGCTTTTACACAACTTCCTTTACAACAGTATGATTTAGTAATTAATTGTGGAGCTTTATCAGAAGCTATTCTTTCACAACATTTTCCAGAGTTTACTAATAAGTCAATTATTGATAGTTTAAAGTGTCTTAAAAAGTTTTATCCTTCAACACCTTTCTTACATATAAGTTCTAGCATGGTTTACGGCACTTGGGAAGGACTAATTAACGAGCAGTACTCTTTAGGATCTGAGAACCTTTATGGTATCAGTAAAATAAAGGCAGAAACTATCTGCGATAAAAAAGATGTAATTTTAAGACCTATTCATGTTTATGGTATGGGTGACGGTAAATTTTCAATTTGGATGAATTTAGAAAGACAAATAAAAGCGAAAAAACCTTTTTTAATAGAGGCCGCTAGTTGTATTTATATAGACGATTTCAAATTAGCAATTAAAAATATTTTAGACAACTGGCAATCGGGCATTTATAATATTTCATATGACTTTATCAGATCTGCTGATGCAATTAAGTCTGTTTACTCTGAACCTTTTACAGCTCAAGAAAAGCTAGGTCCAACAGGAAAACCAAGAGGTAGTTTAGACTCGTCAAAGCTATTACATACATTCAACTTTAATTTTAAATATAAAGATTATGAGTCAACAATTAGGGACTACTATAAAAAATATGAAGATTTTCGTAAGAAATAATGACGTAAATAAAGCGCTAAGAATACTTAAAAAGAAGATGCTTGCAGAAGGTGTCTCTAAAGAAATGCGTGATCGTAGGCACTACGTTTCAGACAGCGAAAAACGTAGATTAGCGGCAAAAGCAGGCAAGAAACGTTGGAATAAAAAACGTGCACTACTTGAGCAGAAGTTCGTTAGAGAAGAAGCTAATCAATTTAGAAAGAATAAAAGAAAAAATGTTCAAAGATCTAACCAAGGTCCAAATCAATCCAGAAACCAAACACGTCCATCTGGCAATCAAAATCAGCGAAAACCACGTTCATAATATTGTTTTTACTTCTCTAGAATTTCTTGAGTTTATGCTAGATTCGACGAAGAAATGGGGCAATAATCAGTGGGATGTTTATAAGTTAAAAAACCATGTCAAAATGTGCTCAAGAGATTATCATTATCACTATAGGTTTTCTAACGAAGAATGGTCAACAATTAGATCACAATTTGCAGCACGCATAGACAGTGACAACTTGCATACTCCTAGTAATTAATTGTATTATATTACAAATAATAATTATGGAGTTTATAATGAAAGCATACAAAGGCACATTTAAGAAAAAGAACGGTGAACCTCGTGATATGGTATTTGCTAGATTACTTGATTTACCACAAAAATTCCTTGATACTAAAGTACAAGGAGCTGGTTCTGAGCAACAGTACCCAGAAGGTATGGAACTCGTTTGGGATCTAGAAGCTGATAATTTCAGAGTATTTAACTGGAAAGCAGCAGATAAAAATCCAAAGGAGTTTGACATTGACGAAAGTCTCTTTACATAAAGATTACGTATTAGTAGAAACAGATGATATTGATTTATCTGAGCTAAGAGCAGGAAAGATTGCAATGACATATTATATAGTAGAAATACATGATACTGAAAATGATCATATAGGTGTATTAACAGAGAAAGGGTCTGAGCATCCTCAAAAGTTCTCTTCTTTTTCACAAGCTAAAATACAATCTGCTTTACTGAAACAACAACTAACAGATAATATGTCTACTAAAATTGTGTCTTTTGAAGAAGAGTATAACAATGAGTGATAAAAAATCTTTAGAGATTATAAATGACGTAAATGAATTTGAATTAGTTCTCAGACTATTAGGAAATGAGATTGTAGCAATTAAACTTGCAGCTTCTAATTTTAATGGTAAGTTAATAATGTGGAGTATAATTCTAATGATTTTTACATTTTTAATTATGGATGTATTTGGTATTAGCCAAATGATGGGAATAACTTCAATAGATTAGTGCTTCGTTTGAAGTAAGATAGAATAGACGGGCTGGACCTGGGGGCGGTACCCAGCGCCTCCACCATA